CCTATTTACGATCACTTACTGGCCGTGGAGAGGCTGCTGTATAAGATCAGATTCCAAAAGCTCAACATCAGCAATCAAAATGCCCGGGCCGTGTTTGTTTCTTCTAGAACTCGTACATCAGCCCAAAAACTGATGTCAGGGCCTCAATATATTGACTATAATATTTTTGGCACGCGCACGGGAAGGCTTTCAACATATGGCGGCTCTTTTCCGGTTTTGACTATGCCAAAGGCCTTGCGCGCACTGGTAAAACCCCACAATGATTGGTTTATTTCGCTTGATTATAATGGTGCCGAGGCCAGAACAGTATTGGGCCTTCTTGGGAAAAAACAACCTCGTGGCGATGTTCATGAGTGGAATGTTATGAATGTGTTAAAACACAAGGGAGTTACTTCTCGCGAAGCAGCCAAGACTTACTTTTTTTCGTGGCTATATAATCCTGATTCTAAGAAAATTGAAGAATCTTTTTATGATCGCGATGCGCTACTGGAACAGTACTATGAGGATGGTCATATCCGGACTATTTTTGACCGCAAAATTGAAGTTGACGAATATAAGGCAGTCAATTATATTGTTCAGAGTACCTGCGCAGATTTGGTAAATGATAGAGCAGTGATGCTCGACAAGTTCTTGGAAGATAAGAAATCTTTTATATCACATATTGTACATGACGAAATAGTGCTTGACATGCCTGATGATGAGAGATATCTTATCCCGGAGATTAAAGAAATATTCTCAAACAACAAACTTGACAAGTTTGTTACTAACCTTAAGGCAGGAAGAGACTATATGGATATTGGAGTTTTAAATTTATGATCTCGATTATTGGTATTGGTAACGCAGCCTCAGCGATTGCAGAAAATTTCAAATCTCAAGGAAATAACTACAAAGTATACCAGCTTGGAACCGGCTATAAAAACACTAAATATACCCGGAAACTAAAGAAGTTTGAAAGCCCAGAGGAATATGAAAATAACATTCCCGACTTGGATAAGTTTTTTAAAGATACGAATGAAAGTGTACAAGTCTTTATTGTCGGCGCTTCATACAGTTCAAACTATGCGCTGGGTGTCTTAGAACAACTTAAAGACAAGACCATAGAAATATTTTATGTTAAACCAGACACAGAACTTCTAACAGGGGTTCCCAAGCTTCTAGAAAACTTAATGTTTGGTGTGTTGCAAGAATATGCACGCTCTGGTCTCTTTAAATCAATGACAATATTATCTAATTTGGAAATTGAGAAAAGTATTCCGGGCCTATCCATCAAAAACTATTATGAGAAACTCAATCATACCATTTTTTCATGTGTGCACTATTTAAATTTTTTCAACCACACCGAACCAGAAATTGGCCAAATGGCGAGACCGGCGGAAATTAACAGAATCCGCACAATTGGAATTTTAGATATAAAAACATTATCAGAAAAATGGCTTTTTGAGCTTGACATCCCTCGCGAGACATGTTATTATATATGTATAAATCAAGACAGACTTGAGAAGGAAAGCGGATTACATAGACAGATAGTCGACCTCCTTAAAGAAAAACCAAGAAATGCATTTCGCAAGATTTCATATGGTATCTGGGAGACTCATCTGCACGATTTTGGGTTTTGCGTTACCCACTCTAACGCTACACAACAACAAAAAACTCTTGACAAGCTAGAACAAGAGTAGTACATTAGATACTGTGGAACGCACAGTATACTTTACAAACAAATAGGAGAAAAAACTAATGTCAATTAACATGGAACTAATGAGAAAGAAACTCGCCCACCTCAGAGGCGAAGATAGGGATGGCAGCTCTGCTTGGTTTAAGCCCGAAGAAGGCGATCAAACCATTCGGATTGTCCCAACTGCAGACGGCGATCCCCTTAAGGAAATGTATTTCCACTATAATGTCGGAGATCATAGAGGCGGAATTCCCTGCCCCAAGCGCAACTATGGTGAGCGCTGTCCAATTTGTGACTTTGCTTCCAATCTCTGGAAGGATGGAACAAATAACAACGACGAAGAAACCAAAAAGCTTGCAAAGTCTCTCTTTGTCCGAGCCCGGTTCTTTTCACCCGTGTTAGTTCGCGGTCGTGAAGATGAAGGTGTAAAGGTCTACGGCTACGGTAAGAGAGCATACGAGCTTCTTCTTGGATATATACTTGACCCAGAATATGGTGATATTACCGATACCCTTGAAGGAACTGATATTTCGTTGGTTTATACCAAACCAACCACCCCCGGAGCTTATCCGCAAACAAGCCTTAAGATGCGTCGAAACACATCTGCTCTACTGGAGGATATTGAGGCCATCCCCGCCCTCCTAGAAGGCATCCCCGACATTGATTCACTCTTTGAGCGTCAGACCCCCGAACAAGTTGACGCCATTTTAGATGAACAATTGGCGAGTGGTGCCTCTGCTGAGTCTCGCTCATCTGAGACAAGCAAGTATAAGAAAGAGCCCAATGTCAACCCAGTCGACAAAGCATTTGATGAGTTGATGGCAACTAAGTAGCTTGTTAGAAAGCCGCTGGCACCCCGGCTGAAATAGGGTGCCGCATATTCTATAAAAGGAGATTATATTATGGAATGGTTAAAATCATTGTTGGCCCGCTGGAAGGTCCAAGTTAGTTTTGTAGCAGGAGCGCTTGTTGCTGCTACTGCCTATGGGACATGTACCTTTGAGCCCACGGCCGCAGAGGTTAGTGAAAATACCCCAGCAGCCGAAGCAGTGGAGAAGACCACTACAGTCGAGGTTTCCGCCACGGCTTCTACAGAAGAAGTAAATTCCCCCACAACCACAACGGAAACCATAGCTACTGATACAACGACAGAGTAGCTTAAGCCGCTGGCAGACCGGTCAAAGTCTGCCACCTTACTCACACACACAGGAGAAAACATGAGTGAAAATAAAAGCGGCTACCAACTCCGCGCAGATATGTTGGGAATGGCGTCGGGCATTGTGTCCGACAGGATTGCTCGCCAAGAACAAAATGAGCATTTCCTAGCAGAGAATGATAAGGTATATCAACGCAAGGCGATTGCCCCTTACACTGCAGAAGATGTTATCGCAGAGGCTGAAAAGCTTTATGCGTTTGTTCAAAAGAAGTAGGTAGTATCCGCTGGCAGACCGGTTAAAGTCTGCCGTCTTTAAGTTCAGGGTAGAGCAGTTTGGTAGCTCGTCGGGCTCATAACCCGGAGGTCGGTGGTTCAAATCCATCCCCTGCATCCATTTTATTTATACCAAGGAGGCAAAATGGCAAAAGCCAAAGCAGGTCGCGTTAACATGAAAGACCTAATGAAATTAGTGAACAAGAAAGCCGGCCAAAATGTGGCCCACGATCTTACTGGAGACAACCCCACAGCGGTCAAGGAATGGATCCCAACGGGTTCAAGATGGTTAGACTCAATCATCAGTAAAGGTCGTGTCAGCGGGATCCCCGTCGGGAAAGTCACGGAGATTGCCGGATTAGAATCCACAGGTAAATCTTATATGGCAACGCAGATTGCCGCAAACGCCCAGAAACAGGGCAAGATGGTCGTTTACTTCGATTCCGAGTCTGCTATCGATCCAGCGTTTTTGGAGCTAGCAGGATGCGACCTAGAGCGATTAATGTATGTTCAAGCGTCCTCTGTAGAGTTCGTCTTGGAGACTATCGAAGAGTTGCTTGGAGCAACAGATGAACAATTGGTGTTTATCTGGGATTCATTGGCATTTACACCGTCGGTTTCGGATGTTGAAGGCGACTTCAATCCGCAATCATCAATGGCAGTTAAGGCGAGAATCCTCGCAAAAGGAATGTCGAAGCTTGTCATCCCGATTGCAGATAAGAGAGCGACCTTCATTGTGCTCAATCAGTTGAAAACGAATATCCCACAAGGCCCCTTTGCGCGCCAAATCGCCATGACAACGCCCTATATCACTCCCGGTGGTAAGGCGATGCATTACGCGTATTCTCTTCGCGTCTGGCTAACTGGCCGAAAGGCTAAGTCTGCCTTTATTGAAGATGAAAAAGGATTTCGTATTGGTTCCGAAGTTAAAGTAAAGCTTGAGAAATCTCGCTTTGGTACTCAAGGCAGATCATGTGCCTTCCGCATTATGTGGGGAACTGAAGATGTTGGTATTCGCGACGAAGAATCATGGTTTGACGCGATTAAAGGCTCAGAGTACCTTAGTTCAGCCGGCGCATGGTACACCCTGTCGATGCCCGACGGATATACCAAGAAATTCCAGCCATCTAAATGGACTGAAATAGTGACTTCCGATGAGGAATTTAAAAGCAGGGTTATTCGAATCATGGATGAAGAAATTGTACAAAAGTTCGACAAAAGACAGGGAGACGCTAGCGCCTACTATGAAGATCCAGAAGATCTCTCGGTGCCAGTAAAAGAATAAAGAAAAGTGCTTGACTTTGGCCCTCCGATTGGTTATAATATTAACTGTCGGAGGGTTTTTTATGACAAGTACAGAAAAGAAGCGGGTTATCATTATTGATGCGTTGAATATGTTTATTCGCGCCTATATCGTCGACCCCTCCCTGTCTACCAATGGAGATCCAATTGGCGGAATTAAGGGAACAATAAAAATACTTCAAAAATTGGTGCGTATAACAAAGCCAGATGAAGTGTTAGTAATTTGGGACGGCCCCAATGGATCAGCCAAAAGAAAGAGTATTGATAAGAGTTACAAAGAAGGCAGAAAGCCTCTGAGGCTCAATCGATCGGTTCACAACTTGACAGATAATGAGATAGTCATGAACAAAATATGGCAACAATCCCGCGTAGTCGATTATCTCAACGAGATGCCGATCATGCAAATTATGCTTCCGGAGATTGAAGCCGATGATGTTATAGCGTATGTCTCTGCCATGGATCGCTACAGCGGCTGGCAGAAAGTCATTATCTCAAATGATAAAGACTTTTATCAGCTTTGCGATGACGAAACGGTAGTTTACAGGCCAACTGGCGATCAGCTTATGAACAAGAAACGGATCATTGAAGAGTTTGGGGTTCATCCAACTAACATAGCACTAGCGAGGGCGATCATCGGAGATCCGTCTGACAACCTAGGCGGCATTAAAGGCGCCGGCCTGATTTCGGTCAAAAAAAGATTGTCTTTTCTCGCGTCCGAAAAAGACTATACTATCAATGAGTTAGTAGAATTCTGCGAAAAAGCGGACAGTAAATTGAGATTTTTCACCAATATTATAGAGGGGAAAGACACAATCTCACATAATTATAAGATGATGCAGTTGTACGCACCATTACTCTCGGTACAGGCTAAAAAGTTCGTCCGAGAGTCCATCGAAAACTTTGATTGCACATTCAATAAAACTAAAATAATTTCACTTATGACCGAAGACGGTTTTGGTGAACTTAACTGGGAAGATTTGAAAACACACCTCAATAAAATTTTATTGTCGTGTTAACTTGCGTTCTTGCAAGTAAAGAGCTATAATCACTAGGAGGGCACAATTGTCTAATATACCAAGTTTCAGCAAATACGGAAAGAGCTTCCAAGAAGATCTAGTGCATCTTATTTTAGATGACAGGCCATTCGCCGATCAAATTCTTGAAGTTCTCGATACTAATTTTTTAGAGCTTGAATACTTGCGCCTTTTTACATCGAAGATAGTCAACTATAGACAAAGGTATTCAAAACACCCAACCCAGCAAATTATTGACACAATACTGCAGACTGAGTTAGAGAAAGAAGATAGAGTTGTATCTCAGCAGATAACCGAGTACTTTAGCAAGATTTCGGCCTCAGAGGTAGACGGCCCAGAATATATTAAAGAACAGTCCTTAGATTTTTGTAGGAAGCAGAATTTGAAAGAGGCTATGTTAAAGTCTGTCGATCTACTACAATCGTGCTCGTTTGATGAAATATCCAGTATCATAAACGACTCCCTTAAATTGGGTTCCGAAAACAATTTTGGGTATGATTATTTGGTGGATTTTGAAGAGCGATATCTGCCTCGATTTAGAAATCCAGTCACCACTGGCTGGCAGCAGATGGATGAAATTGTCGGCGGGGGATTAGGAAAATCA